GCCGCGTGGTCCGTCCAAAAGATAGCCGCACCCTCTCCGGAACCGCTCTCATTCTTCGTCTACTAAGGGGAAAGTCATGACCGAAACCGGCTACCGGGTGGCCGTCCTGGCCCTGTTGGTCCTCATCGCTTTGTTGATCCTGATCCCCGACTGGCGGATCGGCTGATGGCCCTCGACCCCGAGTTGGGGGACCTGACACAGATCACCCGGGCGGAGTTGGAACCGGCCATGGCCAAGATGGCCGCCACCGGGGAGACGTCCCGCGCGGACGTGGTGTGGGCGGAGTTGGCCGTCCGGGTCTGGCAACACTGCAACCCCTACGAAGGGACTCCGCCATGGCAACCCGCAACGACGTAGGCAGGCGCCTGGCCGGCCGCCCTGGCCTCCGTGTCGGGTCCCTGGCCGGGTCCCGGTCCTCGCTCCGTCCCCGCTCCGACTGGGCCGCCCTGATCGGGGAGCCGCACGAGATGCCGGCGCCGGCCACCGAGGCGCAAGCCCTGGCCCTGCCCCCGTTCGGCCGTGGCGTGGCCCTGTTGGCCAACGCCGTGGCCGGGACCGGGTGGTCCGCGGTCCGGTGGGACCCGGCGTTGGGCGTGGACGTCCGGCTGGTGGACCAACCGTCCGTGTTGGTGGACCCGGACCCGATGACGACACCATGGAACTATCGATGGGCCGCAACCGAGGACGGGATCCTGTACGGCAACCACGTGGCCCTGTTCGGGGACCTCGACTTCCGCACCGGCCGGCCCGGGTGGGTGATCCCTCTCCCCGCGGACCAAGTGTGGATCATGACGGACCCCGAGGACGGCCGCTATTGGTTCGCCATCGGGGGTGAGTTGTTCGGCCCGGAGTCCCTGCTACACGTGGCGTTCGGGAACCGGTCCGGGGAAGTCCTCGGCCGTGGGGTCCTGTATCAGTACGCCTCGTCCCTCGGAGGTTTCGTGGCCGCGGAGGACCACGCGGCCGCCTACTTCAACGGAGGCGCGCTACCACCCGCGGTCCTGTCCTCGCCTACCGTCGTGCAACAGAGCCAAGCCGACGACTTGAAAACCAAATGGCGGGAGATGACGTCCACCCGGGAACCGGTCATCCTGCCCAGTGGCTATGTCCTGACGCCCATCGTCTCCAACGCCGAACAGGCCCAACTGACCGAGTCCCGCACATGGAACGCCAGCCTCGTGGCCATGCTGTTGGGGATCCCGCCATGGAAACTCGGGCTGGAAGGGCCGTCCATGACGTACCAGAACGTAGAGACGGCCGATATCGATTTCGTCCGCGACTCCGTCACCCGGTACGCCGACCCGCTGGCGGCCGCCTACACAAAATGGATGATGCCGCGCGGGACCCAAGTGAAATTCGACTGGCTGGGACGGATGAGGGCCGACCAATCCACCGTCGCGTCCCTGCTCACCGGTTACACGGCCGCAAAGATCCTGTCCACCGACGAGGCCCGTGCGGTCCTCGGCCGGCCGCCCATGGACACGGTCGCGTTGGAGAACACGACGCCCGCGGGCGTCCCCGAACTCACGCCATCGGAGGCGATCTAGTCATGTCTGAACTTATCGTCAACCGGGCCGCGCCCGCGTTGGAACCCATCGGGGACGGGTGGTCCGTCTACGGCCTAGCGGTCCCCTACGGCCGGGAGACGCGCGTCTCCGACGACGGCAGGGAGTTCTACCGGGAAGTGTTCACCTACGGCGCATTCAGCCGTGACGCGGCCAAAGGCGGCCGATGGGTGAACCTGTTCCTCGGCCACAAGGGGGACGACGGGGACCGGTTCCTCGGCCGTTG